AGCAGTGTTGTCTCCTAAAGCACCATTTAAAGTAGTTATAGATGCTCCAATCTCTTCTCCACCCCAAGTTCCTAATGACCAACCAAAACCTTTTGCTTGCACCGCTGGACCTACAGGATAATAATGTTGAACTCGTATACCACCTGATGTAGTTGCACCAGATCCTGTTTCATTTGATGGCATTGTAATTGTAAGAGTAGTTGCTGATGGCACAGATGTAACCATAAATTTTTTATCATTAAAATCAGATGCACCAAAATTAGAATTTGTAATTGTAGAAAAATTATCTAATAATATAATGTCATTAACACCTATGTTGTGTGTAGTAGAAAAAGTTAACGTAACAACTGCCGATCCATTAGTCGTGGTAAATGCATTTGAAAGAGTTGTTGTAGTTTTAATTGGATGTATGTCGTAAAATACACCTCCAGAATACACATACAAAATTCTATTAGTTCCTATGATAGAGTATTTAATAGATGTAGAACTAACAAAATGATGAAGTCCTCTTCCTGCTCCAGTCAAGTCATTTGATCCACCTAATTGTTTCCAACCACCTATTTTTTCAGGTGTACCATATCTAAACCTAACATTATCACAATCAACCCATTGACCCTCTGCTCCGGTTTCTGTAATTTGTTTGTTAATACCTGGCTGAAATCCTATTTTTTGTAACATAAAAACCTTGTAATTTTGTAACTATTATCATAAAATATCAATTTATGAAAGAAATTGCAACAATACCTCTATTTGCTACACCCCTCACAATTTACGAAATTGAACATATAAATCAAGAAAAAATAGAAGAAATTTTAAAATCTGTTAAATATAAAACTATAGACAAATTACCCAACCACAGCTGCATTAGTGAGAGTCTTAATATCTTAAATGAACATGAAGACTTAAAAGGTTTAAAAGTTAAGATAGAACAAGCCATAGACAATTTTTCACAAAAAATTATTGGTAACGTAGAAACAAAACTATCTTTAACAACCTCTTGGTCAACCAAAACAGAGCCAGGTGAAATATCAGATATACACAAACACTCTAACAATATGTTTTCTGCTGTTTATTATAATTACAAAACTAGCCCTATAAGATTTTTTAAATACAATAATGAAACTAACATGGAAATATCACCTGAAAAATACACTATCTATAATTCTAATTATTGGGACATAACACCTTTAGATAGATTCTTAGTGGTTTTTCCATCTTATTTAAGACACTCTATAGTTCGCAATAAAAGTGGTAGTTCTAGATACTCCGTAGCTTGTAACTTTCATCCTACTGGAAATTATGGAAGAGGGGATAGTAGACTATTCGGGCTTACGTTTAAAAATTTTATTGTCAGGTAAACCAATAAATTCTCTACCATCAAATTCATTTTTTTCTGACCAACTTGAATCCACATCGTTGTAGTGTAAAAAAACTTGAGTGCAGACATCTCCATCAAAATTTTCTCTCCAATGTTCTAAATCATACCCTTTGTAGATAAGCATATCACCAGGGTTTAAATCTACTTTAATTCCAGGATGAGCATCCTCTGTTATTACTTTACTGTTTGATTCTGTAATATATTTAACGTTATCTTTACCAGTTGGATCAATATATATTGGCCACATATCTCCACCTAAATTCATAGTCGTAGACACTTCACAACTAGGTCTATCTTTATGTCTAGTTAAAACATTTTCTTTGTAATAAATTCTTGCGTAAGAATAAGTAGGAACTAAATTTAAACCGGTTTCATCTTGCATTTTTTTCTGCATATCTATTAAAAGAGTTTCCATAACTATGTCAGCATAGTGTGCATAAGAGTTTGGAACTTGAGGGTCATTGAATGTACCCATAAAATTTAAATAAGGAGAGATTGTTTTTTTTTCTAACATTTTGCTAAACACTTTAGCTTTTAATATAAAATATCTGTGACAGAATTGTGCTAACTCAGGTGAGATAGCATTTCTAATTATCTGATAACCTTTTTCTTTAAAACTCATATTAAAAATTAAACGCTATTGATATTCTTTCTCCATCCTGTTGTAAAGGTGACACCATGTGTCTTAAATAAGATCTAAAAACAAGTAAACAATTTTCTTTCATATCTTTTACGTGATAAGTTTCTGCATTTATATCACATATTTCTAAATTTTTTAATGGTAACATATCTGGTAAGGGGTTTTCAAAAGTTACTATTGGATAGGGTTTAGGTGTTTGCAAAACAAATATCGCACTAAAGTGACTATTTGAATGATAGTGATATTCTTGATAATCTCCTTTTTTATATATGTTAAACCAAGAATTACCACATGTATAATTATAATTTGATTTTAGTTCTTTAGCATATAAATTAACTTTATCTGTTACAACATCTATTAATTTTTTAAATTTAGGATTGTGTTTTAATTCATAGGTTCCTAAAGTATTATAGGTGTTACAGTTCCAATTATCCCCACCTGTTTTAATTTGTTTTTGAATATCTTTACACTCTGTAATCATCTCTTTTAAATATTCTTTTGAAACTAAAGAGTTAGAAGAAAACAAAGTATTTGTAAATATTCTTTGGATATGATTCATATTAAAATATTTTACCTTTTTGCCATTGCCAAATAAAAGAAGACATTTTTATTTTATGGTATATTTCGTATTCCATATTTAAATACTTTAGTATTTCTTTTTTTTCAAAATATTGTTTTATATCAGGTCCTTTATTAAGATGGAATGATTTATTAAAATGCATTTCTAAAAAAATTTTTAAATCAGATAAATCTATATACCAGTTTACATAAGAGTTTATAAAATACATGCTTTGATAAGCAGTATGATTAACGTTACCTTTTTCTCTTGATAATTTTTCATGATAAGTTGAAAACAATTTATCTAAAGAAATATCTGCTACATCTATGTTTTGTCTTTTAATATCATAACAAAGACCTGCCATAAATCTTTCGTAAGGATCTCTAACAACAGTCCAACAAACTTTATCTAAGTTTCTTTTCTCAGAATATTTTGGTTGTAAATGTTCTATTGTTTTTAAAACACTTGTGCATGCATTTTTATGAATCAATAAATATTGAAAATTATTTGTTTCGTAGAATTCTAAATTTTGAAAATACATTAAGATCCAAACTCCACCCAACCAGTAATTATATATTTGTCTTGTTTAGGAGGTAAGCCTTTATGAGGATGTGTAAAATAAGCTGGCCAAATTGCTATCTTTCCTTGTTCTGGTTTTATTTTTAAATCTTGATCAGGAAAATAAGTTTCACCTTCTTCAACAGTATTTAGATAAAGTATAAAAGAAAGTATTCTATTTCTTGTTTCTATTCTAGATAGCTCGCAATGAAGAACATGATACCCTTCTCCTGGTTTTGTTTTTTGTAACTTTGTATCATATATTCTATGACCTTGTATTGAGTTTAACATAGTATGTTTTTCAGCATATCTAGGGTAACAATCTCTCCAAAATATTTCTAAAAATGCTTCGTCATAATATTTTAAATTAATAGATTCATCTTGTATGTGTTTACTATCTCTTTTAAATCTTCTTATGTCTTTGTCATAAAGATTTAAATAATGATTACAAAATTCTTCTGAGAAGGCATTTTCAAAAATAGCTATGTGGTCTATTAATTTCATTTAAAAAATATTTGTAAAGTTAATCTTTCTTCTGGAATATTGTAATTTAACAAAGTGGTTCCATGTTTGGTGTTTCCTTTATTAATTATAAGTTTATTAAACTCTGGTTTTTCAATATTAAATTTATCGCCCTCTTGCCAAATATATAAACCACCCCAATCTATTTCCCAATGTTTGTTTAAATAAATAGTGCAACCATATTCATAGTTACTATCATTGTGCATGGGTATGTTACTTCCTCTTGTCCAAATATAAAAATGACCTACTATTTCTTTTTCTTTAAATTTATCATTTAAATCTATAAATTTAGATTTAATATAATTAAGCTCTTCTTTTTTTATTTCATAGGCTAAAACTAAAGAAGAACCTTTTACAATATTTTCTCCCCAATTAATATTAGACTTCCATATAGGTTTATATTCTTGAGATTCTTTTATAATATTTTGTATAAAATTATTTATAAAAACCTCATCTAAAAAATTTTGTTTTACAGTTATCATTTAAATCTTTGTTAATTGCATTATAAAATAAGTGTCATATCTTAAATACGAATAAAATTTTTCTTCTCTTAAATTTACAAGAAAACTTCTCATTTCTTTATCTTTAATATTTTCACAAAAATTTTGTATATTGTGTTTGCATGCAAACGCCACATTAGGTGTAATATCAACAACATTAGTAACTTTAAAATAATCTTTAAAACTATCATCTAAAGTAAAATTTAAATTTACATCTGTAATTAATAGATGCCCGTTATTTTTTAAAACTCTTGCAACTTCTTTAAAAAAATTTGTTTTATTTTTATAACAATGAAAAGATTCTACGTTTGTAACTAAATCAAAAGTTTTACTGTCGTATGTTAATTTCTCAGAACTACAAACTTTAAAATCAATATCTTTATAATTTTTTTTACAATATTCTATTGCCATATTATTAATATCACATCCATAAACTTTTTTTAATTTTAAATATTTTTTTAATATATCTAGTCCTCCTCCTCTTCCACAACCTATGTCTAATAAAATTAAATTTTTTGTTTCTATGTTTTTTAATAATTCTAAATATAATGTAGCTTCATATTTAAATAACAAATCTTTTTTTTTAAGTATTTTAGAATTAGGAAAAAACCCATGATTCATAAATTTAACTACATTAAATTTATTTAAAAATGTGTGTAAATTGTTGTACTGTTCTATTATTTCACTGGACATTATTTATACGGTTGACCTAAACTCCAAATAACTAAAGAATATCTAGTTCCTTTAGTTACTGGTTTTACTCTGTGTCTTACAAAGCTTGGAAAAACAACTAAAGACCCTTGAGTTTTTATTTCTGTGCATGGTCTTACATTATGTTTTTTATCTGGTTCATCTGTGCCAAAATCAAATTCTAATTCTCCACCTTCATAATCTTCTGGTTTTGAAAGAACACATGTAACAGATAGTTTTCTTATTTTTCCATTATAATTTATATTTTCTAAATCAACATAAGGTTTATCCCAAGAGTCACAGTGCCAACCATAATATTGATCTTTTTTATATTTTGTAAATTGACAAGCCTCTGAGTAATCCCATTCAAAATTCCAACCAGCATTTTTATTTGCTTGATGTATGTATGGATGTATTTCACTATATATCCATGGTTCACTTAACCAAACTATATTAGAGTCTCTTTTCTTTTTTAGATCTTTTAATTGATTATCTGATAATGGATTGTTATTATTTATTTTTTCTTGAAATCCTCCGGTCAAAGCTATTTCTTCTTTTTTTTCATTACCATATTTAATTAAATCATTACAAAATGATTCAGGTAATGCTGATTGAAAATACCAATAATAATATTCTAAATTCATTCTTTATTGGTATGATATTATATTAAAATAAAATTAAATCAAGAAGACCACTCGTCTTGTTTCTTCCAATAGAACTGACCTTTTAAACTCCATACACCTGGACAAGCAAAACCTCCAGATGGCTCTTTAATTAAAACTCTTCCACTACCACCGTTACCACCGTCACCGCCAGGAGAAAATTGTCCATCTCCTCCACCGCCTGATCCGTAGTTACTTTGACCAGCTCCACCTTGTCCACCACCTTCATTTGGTGCTCCGTGTCCACCTCCTCCTGGTGGTCTAAATCCAAATGGGTTATTAGATGCGTACTGACCTCCGCCAACTCCTCCTCCACAAAAAGTTAAACCGAAAGGTGAAAAAATAGGTGAGGGTGCATTACCAAATGTGCTTGGTATATTTGCTCCATTACCACCTGCTCCGTTAGGTGGTCCTGAACCATTTCCTCCGGCTCCTCCACCGCCACCTCTGTAAGGCCCTGGTGATCCACCATTACCGCCTTGAGGTCCGCCACTAGCGTTTCCACCTCCAGATCCAGTTGGTGCACTTCTACTACCACCTCCGCCAAAACTAGCTGATAAAGGAGATGAGGCACCTAAAGTTGTTGACCCACCATCTTCTCCATGTCCATTAGGTCTTGATCCAGATCCTCCAGCAGCAATAGTAATCGGAAAAGCTGATGCTGGTAAAGGGTGTGATGGTGTAAAAGCTACTACTCCTGCTCCTCCACCCTCTCCAATTCCTCCACGTCCTGCTCCACCGCCACCAATTAAAGCTACATCACAGTTAGCTGCTTTTCCATATGTTAATGAAAAAGAAGGATTCGAAGATGTAATATTGTGTATTACTTCTGGTTGTGATGTAGGCTCGTTAAGAACTCCCTTAACTCCGCCATTAGTTCCACTTGGCATTATATTGTCTCCCAACTTTGAGTAGATGGATTCCACTCATAATTAATATTATTATCCCAAAAATCATAAGCTGTCCACTTTTGATTATCTTCATCCCAAGATGTCATATAGAACACACCTTTTGTCGGTAACTCTGTTATTGAACTAGATGACCATGTCTCTGAACTAGAATCAAAATCCCAAAAAGAACCATCGTGTTTAATACCAATCCAAATACTTCTGTTTCTATCCCACCTAACATCATATGATTTTTCATCTGAACCATCTGCATAGTTTAATACAGATGGAAAAGCTAAAGGAGCTTTCCAATAATATTGTGCACTAGTGTTATCCCACTCACTAGCAATATTTGTGCCTCTAATCCAATCAGGATGTGGTTTTGGTAAAACCATTTCTACTGGAGGCACCCATTCATAATCATCATTTAATGTCCATGATGGAAAAGGTTTTGCTGTAATAAAAACATCACCTGCTGAATCATAAGTAAATTCTTTTCCAGCATAATTTTTTCTAAAATTTTTATTGTAAGATGTTTGTTTCCAATAAACAGGTTCCTCTATACTTCTAGCTGTAGTATTTTTTACCCACTCCTCTGCTTCAGTAGATAAATCTCCACCGTGAGCATTTACATCTTCATTAGAAAAAACTAACACTCTAACTACTTCATTGTTTGATTCTTTTATTTCTGCAAAATGTGCCATTATTCCCATCTCCAAGTTGTTGTGTTAAAAGTCATACCATCTTCAAAAGGTTCTGGTGTAAATCCATCTTGTTCAGATAAATATAGACCTCCTACAACTGCTCTATGAATTCTGTTACTATTATCTTTAAAAGATTGTTTCCAATAAGTATTAGGATAGTTATTATCAAATTCGTTTTCTAATAACCAAACATCATTAGATATATTATTTGAAACCCATATTTCAGCTTCAGTAGATAAATCTCCACCGTTAGCAGCTACATCATCGTCTGATACTGTAATTATTCTAATTACTTTGTTATTATCTGTTCTTATTTCTGCAAAAGTAGCCATATCTAATCCGCCCATTTACTCTGTTTTCTGTAATCTAAAACATCATCCATAGACCAAACTCCAGAACTTACATATACACAATCTGTTTCTCTTGTAATTACAACTCCATCTCCACCAAATCGAGTATAAGTA